GTGGCAGGCAAATCAATGGGGACTGGTGTGAAGAAAGTGCCAACTGGAGCAGCATAGTTGATGTTGTCCCAAGTGGAAGTGAGTGTGCCTAGGTTACCATAAATAGGGTACCACTGGGAGGCACCTTCCGAAAGCACGAAAGTGTTCAAGCCAGCACCTGAGGGAGCGATCTCCGCAAAGGCACCAGCACTCCAATTACCCACAGCGGTGGGCATAGAACCGCTTTGGAAAACGATTTGAGTTGGAGTCCCAGGATAATCTTGAACAGGAAAAACTTGGTAACCATTGTACAAATAAGAACGAACGCGTCCAGTCAAAACGCCATCACTGAAAGCGGACAATTCTCCTTTAAAACCCAAAGCGATGGCTTCTCCTTCGATTACCATGGAAGCAACAGTAGTGGGACCAGTTGAAGCAACTTCCAGCATCTCAGGAGAAGGAGTGAAACGGAGTACGGTCTCAACATCTGTAACAGGCGTCAGAGAAATTACCTTGTTAAACTTGGAACAATGGCTTTTCCAATTTTGGACAGCAGGGGTTCGAACAATAGTGGCGGCAGCAGCTGGATTTACGGACTGGGAGACGATTTGTTTGATGTTATCCAAGGTCTGTTGCTTTGGCCCACTCGCTCCGACAGCACTGTGCGAGTCCTTGGGCACAGATACCATGGAACGGTCTTTATTTGGAAACGAGAGCTTTTGAGAATTGCGTGGTGGGCGGGGGTTTCTGCTTCTTCCTCTTGAATTTTGAATGTTGACATTGACTTGAGCATTGCGCCTTCCTCCTCGTCCCGCAGCTTTTGAGGCATTGGGATTGGTTGTTTTGGATGGAGTGTTGGTTTGGATCGTGACAGTTGCATTGCGGGGCATAGCATATGTTACCTTTAATTATTATAATTAAATCTTTGCTCTTTGAGACGAGCAGCCTTGATACACCTTGAACATTGAGACAAGCTATTATAGGAAGATGCGCAACCGGCACCGCAGCGGCGGTTGCACAGAGATTCTCTATTTTTCACAAGTGACGTCCAATAGCGTCGTCAGGTTTTGCAGCCCCAGCAACG